TCGGCTAGGGTTTTCTTGAGCCACTGGCTCGAACCCTTCGAATAACCCGCATCTACGGCTGCTTGCGTGACATTTCCACCGTTTTCGAAGAGATTATCGAGGAATGTACGCTGTTGAGGCGTCAATTCGCGTTCTTTTATGGGTTTTTGTGGAAGTAAATTCATAATATCACAAGTATAAGGGATATTTTCGGTGTTGTCAACTTTTTTTCTTGACAAATCCGAAATCTGACAGTACACTGCGTGTAAGACCCGCCGGGATATACACCCCCATCCGCAAAAGTGGCCCAGTAAGGAAGGGGGGTCCCCTTAAGATGTACGTTTTTACGTATGCCGGTTACTCCAAAAAAACAAAATTGCTGTCGGGATCACATGCAGATGCACGGGGGGGCCGGGTGGCCCATGCGTGCGCGCGCATTGATTTTATTTAATTTTTTATCCTTGCCAGTTGACCTCGCCGAGGCCCTAAGCCTCACCCCAAAACGGACAAACAAGGCCGGAAAGGCAAAATCTCCCAATAATCGCGCCACACACACACGCGCGTAAACCTGATTTGCCATGCCGGTAATTCCTAAATGGATAACTGGCGATCAAAAAGCGCAGCAATCCCCGAACACGCAACCCGCCGAAATATCCCGCCAGTTCAAGCCGCAAGCGATATATCCGGACGCTAGGCAAAAAAAGACCCCGCCGACTAGGGCGGGGCAAGTTGGGGAGGAAAAGGTTGTTGGTGATCAGTCGTCGGTGGTCACCTTAAATCCACCGTTCTTAATCGAACGCGGCGAGTTGTTACCGATCCACGAGGTGAAGCCCATAGAATCCATGAATGCCTCAAGGCCGCGAATCTGGTTGTTGATTGCATCGAGGTGCATACGCAAGACCTTAAGCTCAAGCTCGGTGATGGCAAAAACGTCGTTGGCTTCAGAGGTGGTCAGTTCGGTTTTAATCGTGCTTTGCATCGTTAGTTCTCCATTTGCAAATGAGGCCGGCAAAAGCACCGGCCCCAATGTTGTACGTTTTTCAGGCCGGACGCGCAAGCCTGTAAATATTCCGGTATCCGCCCCGCCGATTACCCGTCGATTTGATCTCAAGGTCATAACCGGCTTTTTTGATATCCGACAGATACGCATAGACCGATTGCTTTTTCACGCCCATATGCCCGGCAAGGGTAGGCACAGCGATGAAGCCCTGCGACATCCACCTAATTGCACAGTAGTGGGTCGTGGTCAGGTCGACGTTGTTAGGCGCATCAGTCCGGCGCGAAATATCGTCCGGCAGCGGCGGCGTGTCGTCCGCCAGTGCATCGCCAAGCTGTTCGGCAAACAGGGTGCCGCGCATCTTCGAGATGAGGCGGTCGCGTTCGTCCGCCCGGATAGTAAGCTCGAATTTATCCGCAAGGGCGCGGATTTCGTCGATCAGTTCTTTCGGTAGTTCTCTCATTGGTCTGGTTTCCTTTCGTTGTTACCAGTTGATGAATATTAGTAGCGCAAGGATCACCGCAATCAAGATCAGAATCCGGTAGATCATAAAGAACGCCTGAAGCCATTCTTCCAATTACGCCACCTCTCGCTCTAGACCGCGCCAGAAGTCACCCTCGATCACGGCCCGGACTTCGTCGTTGCGCCGGGTAGCTACAAGCTCCTTGTTCGAGTTCCGGGTGTGTGTCCCCGGCAAGTGCGTGGCGTAGTGCGTCAGGGCGTTGTAAGCAGCCCACAAGGTATTACCCAGCTCTGGCGTCTCTTCCTTGAACCGCTCAAGAAGCCAGTTCAATTTCGACTCGTTGATTGCCAGCTTCTCGTCGTGCTTTGCCGCCCGTGTATTTTTGCGGCAGATCGATTGCTTAAGCATCCGCTGAAAGTCGAATTCAGAGCAATGCGAGTTCCGCCAGACTTCCATCTGGTGCCGGTTATTCATCCACATATCGAGACCGAACCCGGCTTTCGAGATCATAGCATCGACGGAAATGTGGCCCTTGTGTATCTTCCGCTGGTGGTACGATTTCGCCCCGCCGAATACCAAAGAGTTCCGGCACAGGTCACGATAGGCACCCGAAAACACCTGAAAGGCCCACGACAGGTCGACGCTGTTGAAGATATCCATCCGGCATTCGACGCGGTCAGTCTGGCCGCTGCGGGTGACGTGTTCGGTGGCAAGCTCGTGAAAGACCACCGTCCGATGGACGCGTTTACCGTAGCCATAGATTCGATCAGTAACCGTCACGTTGTCATCCGGCAGATCAGATTCCGCCAGCAGCGCGGCTTGTTTCTCGAACAGCGAGTCGTGAGGAATCAGGGCATAGTGCCGGGACACTGGCCGGACATCCAGCAGCGCATCGGTGGCCCGGTTGTAAAGCGCGGAATAACCCTCGACGGGTCGGTTGGTCACTATGTCAAAATCGTTCCACGCAGCAGGGCATCCGGCTTCGATCGGCACCCGCTCCACCTTTGCAAACTTCGAGAACAAGCCGACATCCGCCGGATTGTTGTGGATCGAATATATTTCGTCACCGCGCCGGATCGCGGCATCGGTGGCGTTGGTCTCTTGGTTTATTAAGTCAAGCATGATCAGTTCTCCTTTTACTCATGCGTTGTTGGTAGTTGAATCATGGCACAACATTTGCACCAGTTGAAGCCCCGCGCCGAATTTTTTTTCGGCTGGTTGGACGCGGCCCCGCGACTCGCCGCGCCCGTCGATCGGCCCGTTGCCCCGCCCCCGAACGCGGCAGGAAGCGCCAGCCAATCCCCAAAACGTACATATTAGCGTCGGCCCGTTTGTCATTTTAGCGTCAGCCCGTTTGTCATTTGATCCCGTGGCGGTCACGCCAGACGCGCCAAGTGATTGCCTGTAGCTGGTAGGGCATGAGGCCGAGTCGTTCCGCTGCTGCCTCATACGCGGCTTGCAAAGCGCGATATTCTTTCTTGCCTATGTTTGTCCGGTCGTCAGTGAGACCGACGCGCTCCCCGTAGGCGATGTTTCGTGCGTGGCCATCGATTGTCACGTTGAACTCGCCCATGATATCCATGAAGAACGACGTGATTTTCTGGCCCTTGAGCATACGTTTTGCCCCGTCGTAGTCCGGACGCGCCGCCAAGATATCCCAAGCCTTTTGTTTCATGGCGTTATAGGTCGAGACTTTCACCGACAAGAGACCGTCGCCGCGAATAAACGCGCCGATTAATGCGTCGGCGTTCACAACATTGCGTGACCATTTGTTGTTCGGTGAAAGCGCGGCGATGACTGCCGCCACAATGTAAACCGGCACGTCATATTTCAAGGCGATGAGATATGCCGCCTTCTGTGCATTGTCGTACCACAACAAGCCTTCTGCGTGCTGCGTTTTGTCGGCGTCACGATAAACGCTGATGATATTGTGGATCATTCTTTCGTGATCGACTAGCGTGGCTTGCTTTGTCATGTGATCACCTCGCCCGTATGAATCCACACTGGCGCGTCAGTCTCAATCCACACACGCGCACCACATGAAAGCGGCTTGTCCGGTGAGTAAACAACAAGCGATAGCCCGTCAATCTCTGCCGCATAAGTATAGTGGTTGCTTTTGCTGGTTTTGACAGTAATCGGCGGGTTATGTTCTTTATTCTTTTTGTTAGCGCGGATCACGTGCTGGTTTATGTGTATACGTTTTTTCATCTGTTCGGCTTCCTTTCGTTAGAAAACGATGCCGAAAACCTACGGGTAATATCCGCCCCGGTCAAGCGGTTTTATTTTTTGTCCCTGTTCCCGGAGCCAGCACGACGGACAACGAAGCTGTCCGCCATCTCTGGTCATGGCCGGTTGGCCGCACACGTCACACGGGTAGTCAGTACACAGGGTAGTCTTTGGTGTCGTCCGATTTGCCTTTGGTGTCGTCCGATTTGCCATGTTCCTGCGGTTCGTTGGGTGTGATCTCATCGTCTAGCCACTCCATGCGTAACTTGTTATAGATGTCGATACACGATTCGCCGTGCTTCGCCGTCCATTCGTCACGGGTCATGCAGAAGGCGTCCTCTTCCATCTCGATTAGCCAGTCACTCACTCGTCCCATTTCGTGTCCCTACCTTTCTTTCGTATCTTTCGATGTCACCGATTGCGTCATCTATTTTGCCATAGATGCGGTCGATGTCTGTGTCAAGCACTTCGATGTCTTCGAGTGCGTGTTTTGCCTGTGTGAGAAAAGCACGGATCACCGTCGTCTGCGTTATCTTTGCGCGTAACAGTTCACCGACACCCTCACAGCCGTCACACTGCATCCACGCCTCGACATCCCCATCCCGTATGTACGAGACTTTGCCGTAGCCGCCACATTCCCAGCAGTGGCATCGTTCAACGTGGTTTTCCATCAGCAGTAAATCCTTTCCATGACGCCGCTAAAAGCGTGGAACAACATCCAGCCCAAGAAAGCCCAGCAGCACACAAACAAGAATATCTCGATGTCATCGTGCGTCAGGTAGTATTCCACAGCTTTGTCCCACAACTTACTCATCTTCATCATCCTCATCATCTACAAAGAAGATAATCCTCACAACTCCTGCATCATCAGACACACAGTCCCACTTATAGTCAGATTCGTGCAGCCAGTTCCACAGCTTTTCATACTCATTCATGCTCACCTCCATTGCCTCGTCCCAAACCACCGAAATACTGCGGCTTACGTTTTGCCGTTTCGAACACACCAAGCGTGATGAACACACCGGCTAACAAGATTGCGTGGACAAGCGCACTGATGCCGAACACGACAATCGATCCTACCCACGACGAAAACACGATGCACCACATCCACGCAAGGATTTGCATGATCATGTGACGGGTGTTCACGTCGGGGATGTTGGACAGCGGGTTCTTTGTGCTATCCATTATCAACTTATACCATCTGTTCATGGTCGCTCCTTTGTCTGTAATTACCTATGCACATAACACACACCGTCGTCAACACAAAAAACGGGGCCAGTCGGTGAAGACCAGCCCCGTTTACATTTGCTACCAACAACAAATGGGAGAACTACCGCACTTCGTACGGAATACACAGCTTGTAGACGGCGTTGCGCCACTTGTCAAGCCACCTTTTGCAGTCGCGTTCGGATCGTGCCACATACACCGTAGACCACTTCGGGTAGTCTGTGTTGTGTCGTGACTTCACACCGTTGCGTGGCGTCTCACCTAAGCGTACAGACGACAGGGGTGCCACCACCTCCCACCGCCCTGCCGACTCGACGACTTCAGGCACGAGGTGTTCACCCTTTCGATTACGGAATGTTCGTTTCATCGACAAATCCCTCTGTGCGTATACACAGCACCTCTGTGTTCACCGGCACCATCTCCCAAAAAGTTTGAGTAGCTGCGACGTGACACTCTGCTATCGTGTCGTATGCGCCTATTTTTTCGAAGTCGAAGTCATCACTACTGTATGCTGTCACCAGTAGCAGAATCCATATTATCTTGTATTCCATCATTCTCCTCTATCGCGTCGATGTAGATGTCAATCGATTCGCGTATGACATCAGCTACAGATATCTGTTCTCTGCTCGTCTTCTGTAGCATCTTTGCGTGTCTGTCGAGTACGTCGTACTGTTTGACGGTCATCAACAACTTGTACTGCTTGGTAGGTTCATCGAGTTTTGCTGGTCGTGCCATCCTTCATCTCTTTTTGTTGTTCCTTTTCAAGTTTCTTTCTTCGTTTGTCAGGTACAACCTTGTTACGATATTTATCATCCCTTAAGGATTTAGCTATCGGATTAATTTTATTTATCTTAGACATAGTAAGGGTATCCCTAAAGGGGTATTATACATAGGTTAGTAAGCGTAGCTGGGCTTGTCAAACGAAAAATGTCCTTGACCGAGTTACCGATGTCCCTTACTGTCGCCGACATGAAATCACCAACGTGGCTCAAATCGTACGTCGAGGGACTCGACATCGTACCGAATACCAAGTACCGATCCGACTGCCCAGTCTGCGGAAAACGGAATACGTTTTCTGTGACGGACAATGGCTTGCAACGGCTATGGTATTGTTTTCATGCGGATTGTAACGTGTCGGGCCGAACGGGGGTGACGTTGTCGAAGGATACGTCGAAAGACATATTCACACCTAAACAACAACCTCTTTCCATTACCAATACTTTTTCTGAATTCGAGATGCCGGACACGTTTGTATCGGTCGGTCGAAGCCTCGACGCAGAACTCTATCTGCGTAGGGTGGGGGCGTACGATGCGTACCTCGCTGGGGCCGTAGACTTGCGCTACGATGTTCGAATGAACCGTGTGGTGTTTTTGATACGGAACGGAAAGAAAGTTGTCGACGCGGCGGGGAGGTCGTTAGATGCAAGAACACCTAAGTGGTATCGTTACAGTAATAGTAAACACCCCTTCATATGTGGTCGAGCATCCAGTGCTATTCTTGTGGAAGATTGCGCTAGTGCTTGCTCTGTTTATGGCCCCACGGTAGGTGTGGCTATACTCGGAACTAATCTTCTTTCACAGCACATCGATGTGTTGAAACAATATGATAGAGTGTTCGTCGCACTCGACAAAGACGCCACGGACAAGGCAATCGGGATGGTGCGTACCCTACACACGCACGTTCCGACACGCCTGATGGTTTTACGGACGGACTTGAAGAACATGGAAAGGACACAACGACATGAGTTCATACGATCCTACCTCGATTGACGTGCAGGTGTTGGGGTTTTGCCTCGACATCGACTTCTTCACGAAAGTGTCGAACATACTCGACAGGGATATGTTCACGCGTGAGATGAAAGATGTGTACGACGCAATCGTATTCTCCCACACAAAATATGCCGCCACCCTAACTACGGCAGAACTGCTGTCCCTTTTCAACGACCGCAATCCGGCGATGCCTGACTCGGCACGCGAGAAGGCACACGAGTTGATCACGGCCCTAGAGCCGGGTAGCCCTGATAAGCACGACCTCTATCTCGACTTAGTCAACAACTTTTGGCTGCGTGACCGTGCGCGTCAGATAGGTGAGAAGGCCATAGAAATCTTTACGGGCGAAAGCGAAGACTTCGGTGCCCTGCGTCAGATTATTGACGTTATCGAAGATGGTCGGATTTCTGACAAGACGACGTATCGTGTCGTCACGAACGATCTCGACGCCCTGATCGACGAGGAGGTGGGTGATCCCGACTTCCCTTTCGAATTCGAACTGATACGTGAGCATCTGCCCGGACTCGACCGTGGTAACTTGGGTATTTTGTTCGCGCGTCCGGAAGTGGGTAAGACTACGTTTTGTTCGTTTCTTGCGGCGTCGTACGTCCGACAAGGTTTCAGGGTGTCGTACTGGGCGAACGAAGAACCGGCAGAGAAAATCATGCTGCGTATAGCACAGTCGTACTTCGCTGTATTCAAGTCAGAAATGCGTGGCCCGATGCGTGAGGACTTTGTACGTCGCTACGCAGAGGAGATAGCACCCTACCTGACGATCATGGACTCGGTGGGTACGTCTATCGAAGAACTCGACGACTACGCCAAGCTCAACAAACCCGACATCATCTTCGCTGACCAGCTAGACAAGTTTCGTATCGGCGGTGAATACAATCGTGGCGACGAGCGCCTCAAGCAAACGTACGTCCTTGCGCGTGAGATAGCGAAGCGTAATAAGTGTCTTGTGTGGGCTGTTAGTCAGGCAAGCTACGAGGCACACGACCGTCAATTTATTGACTACTCTATGCTCGACAACTCACGCACGGGCAAGGCGGGTGAGGCGGACATCATCATCGGCATCGGCAAGACCGGATCGAGTGAGGTAGAAAACACCGTGCGGCACATCTGTATTTCGAAGAACAAGCTGAACGGCTACCACGGCATGATCAACTCACAGATCGACGTACGCAGAGGAGTGTATTACTGATGAGCAATCACGAGAACGAAGAGATACTTGAGCGCCTGTTCGAAGAGGAGTACGTCGCCGCACGCAAGCGGTGGCCTGACCTCGACGAGGAACAGGTAGAGAAGTTCGCAGAGTATTTTGCACGCTTGAGATTCGAGGAGCTAGAATGAACGGTATCGTATTCGACGTAGAAACGACGCACACGGCCAAAGCGAATGGCAGCAGTACCCCCCTACCATATTTCGGCAACCGCCTTGTATCGATAGGATGGCGCTGGATACGTGAGCCTTACATGTATTACGACTGCTACTCGCACTCGACTGAGCCGCCCACTCCTGATGCGTTCACAAGATTTCAAGACGCCTTGAACTTTTGTGACATTCTTGTGGGCCACAACATCAAATTCGACCTACAGTGGATACGCGCGTGTGGATTTGTGTACGAGGGTGAAGTTTATGATACGATGGTTGCGGAGTATATTCTATCACGAGCGAGGCGTTGGCCTCTTGGACTTGCTGCTCTTGCAGAGAAGTATGACGTTACCAAGAAAGAGAAGGACATGGTTGCGCCGTATCTTGAGAAGGGGGTCACGTTCTACGACATACCGTGGGAAGTGATCGAGGAGTACGGACGGGCTGACGTACTTGCTACACACGAGATAGCCCTCAAACAGCTAGATGCCTTTGGCACCACATACGGAGATATTTATGCAGACAAAAAATGGGCTAGTCCCGACACTGCGCCTGTCCTTTGAGATGACAGACGCCCTCGCGTCTATCGAACAAGAGGGCTTGAAGATAAATCTCGACACACTCGAAGAGATCGAGCGGTCTTACCAACAAGAGATGGATGACCTAGAGGTGCGCCTCAAGGAACTCGCACAGGATGCGGTGGGCGACACGCCTGTCAATCTTGCGAGTCCGGATGATCGGTCGATGCTTCTGTACTCTCGTCGCGTCACGAACAAGCAGGAGTGGGCAGCGACGTTCAACTTGGGCACGGAGCGGCGTGGCGCTACGGTCAAGCCCAAAATGCGTCGGCGTATGTCACGCAAGGAATTCAATCGTAACGTCGGTCGCCTGACAGAGGTTGTCTACAAGACCCACGCAGAGCGATGCGCTGGCTGTCTTGGTCACGGAAAGAACCGCCCCGTACGCAAGGATGGCACACCGAGTAAAGTCGCCCGTAAATGTAAGGGCTGTGGCGGTGCGGGTGTGATATACAAATCGACGGGTGAGGTCGCAGGGTTTAAGCTCTTGCCCCGTACGACGTACGACTTGGCGGCGGCAGGGTTTCGTACAGACAAGGACACACTCGATGAGCGGCGTGACGACTTACGGGGAGACGGTCGCGAGTTCGTGGAGTCGTATGTGCGGTACAACGCCTTACGTACCTACCTCAACACATTTGTCGAGGGGATAAAGAACAATGTGGACTCGAAGGGTTTCATCCATCCGGAATTCATGCAGTG